GCCTTGTTTCCACCGCCAGCAGATCCCGGACTTTGTTTCGGCGGCGCCTCGTGCGCGCGCGCGAGGAGCTGGATCGAGCATGGCGGGCAGATGGGCTCGATCAGGGCGCATTTCTCGGGCGTCTCGATGCCCCACTCGCACCGGAGCGCCGCGATCGCCTCCAGCGGCACCTGCACGGTGCGGTAGCGGCCCACCTCCTCATCGAGCGCACGCTCCAGCGGGTGCCGGAGCACCTCATCGAACGTGGATTGCGACACCTCGACCAGCCGGAGCGTGTGGTGGCGGGCCGCGCGGCTGAGCCCGCGCGAGAGGTTGACCGCGTTGCGCAGCTCCTCGGCCAGCGGGGGCATCAGCGGGTCCTCCCGAGCCCGAGATCCGGCTGGAGGTCGAGCTCCCGATACCAGGCGGCGAGCCGCGGTCGGTTCTGATCTGGCCCCCACCGGAGGAACGTGCCATCCACGCTGTGGCAGCCCATCGCTCGGGCGATCCTCAGCCGCCGGAGTGAGTTCACCCGGCCCATGTGGAGGTGCTTCTGGCGCCGGAGGGCCTCCGCCGCGAGCTCGTGGGCCGCCTCGCCCAGCTTCCATGCCGTGGTGCCGCCCACGAACAGGGCATCGAAGTCGGCCCACGGCACCCGGAGGGCCTCCAGCCCATCCTGTGCCACGAGCGCGGCAGGGTAGCCCTGCTCGCGGATCACCCACAGCATCGGCAGGCTCAGCTCCAGCGTGGCGAGAGCATCGCCCACCACGTCCGGGGCGGTCGCGAACAGGCACCGCGGCGCCTCGGGCGCCCATCGAGCGAGCCATGTGAGGTAGAGCTCGTCGGTGTACTCCTCCGGGGAGGCGAACCGCCCGTTGTCGGCGGCCCACACCTGCCCCGCCGGCGGGCCCTGCCGCATCCGGGGGGTGATCATCGCAGGCATATCCGCCTGGATCACGCCGCTCAGGTAGATCACGCCGCGGCTCGCTCGCGCCGGAGCTGGAGGTGGCGGATCACCACGAGCCACACGGTGCCGCCGAGCACCTTCGCCACGAACTGGCCGAGGATCACGGGCCAGAGGAGCGCGCCGAAGGCCAGCGTGGGGAACAGCAGGCTATCCACTGCTGCTCCGGCCACGTTGCTGGCCATCACGCCCCGCACAGGGTGCGGGCGGCGCCCGTGAGCGGCCACGATGTGGAACACGAGGGCATCCACGGCACTCGCCGCGGCCCAGCTCAGCGCGCTGGCCACCGCGATCGGCCCGGCGCCGGGCGTGGCGATGTAGCTGAGAGCGCCTCCGGCCACGATCAGGGCGCCCATCCGCACCGGGAGGCGGGATCGATCGAGGCGCTGGAACCCCTCGGCGGCCCAGCGAGCGTGGAGCACATCGCGCACCGTGAGGTCGAGGCCGATGAGCAGGAATGCGTTCAGGATCGTGATGCCCGGGCCCAGCAGGGCCGCGCTCACGTTGGCGGCCACGATGGCCAGCAGGTAGATCGCGATCACGGTGCCTCCTCGTGGCCGTGCAGGCCGCCATCCGGGTTGTGCGCCACGAGCTCGCCCGTGGGCTGGCCATCCACGAGCTCGCGGCGGGCCACGATCGGTCCGCGACACACCGGACACCGGAGTTCTCCGGGCCCGAGCGCGGGCGGAGGGGCCCCGAGCAGGCGGGTGATCCGCTCGGTGGAGCGCGCGCCGGGCTGTAGCGCGCCTCGCAGCCACCTCTTGTACGCATACATCAGGGCCATTCCGCACGTGGGCTCCATCAGCACCTCGCGCCCGAGGCCCTCCGCGAAGATCAGGCTGTTCGTGGGCCTTCCGCACCACACGCAATTGCCCAGCGGGGGCCCATCGAACCCGCCATCGAGGCGGCCCGAGAGCTCCAGCGGCTTGGGGAGCCGCCTGGCCTGCTCCTGCTCGGGTGCGATCCGGGCCAGCTCATCACGGATCACGCGCTCAGGCATCGCTGGCCTCCGGCGCCGGCCTGTTGCGATCCTGCTCGGTGGCCTGCCGGGCCCGCTCCAGAGCCCGGACCCACATGACGCCGTAGTTCCGATCTTCGTGGGGCTGGAGGTGCGGCTCGATCGAGGCCCTGATGGCCCGCCACTCCTCCATCGCGGCCCCGACGAGGGTGCGCCAGTGTTCTCGGGAGTCGCGCCGCACGTTGCCGCGGCGCTCCTGCATGGTGATCACGTCGAAGGCATCGATGAGCTGGGCCCGGAGGGCCTCGCTGAGCAGGCTGAAGTGCGGCGGGCACGCCAGCATCTGCCCGATCATGGTGCCTCGGCACCCGGTCCAGCGGCAGCGGCTCACGAGGGCACCTCCACGCGCTTGGCGCTCACGATCGCGCTCACCTCCACATCGCGGCGGGCTCCGCCCCATCGGCCACCCCGGTGGAGCAGCCGCACGATCGTGCGCTTCGGGCCGAACGAGCCCTCCTCGCGGCTGGCGAGCACCTCCCAGCCGCGCATATTCTGAGGGCCGCCGCGGCGGCGATCCACCATCAGGTCGTAGGTCTGCCCCTCGATCAGGGGCGTGCCATCGATCGCGGCCACGGTGATCACGTGGGCCCAATCGGCGGGGATCATCATGCTGAAATGCCCTCTGATCTCCACCATGCCGCCCGGCTTGGCCTCGGCCACGTAGCGGTTGCCGCGGGTGAGCAGGTGCTCCACGTCGCGGGCCAGCTCCACCCTCATGACGGCAGGGTGAGGCGCTTGATCCGAGCTGATCGCTCGACGGCCTCTCTCCAGGCGGCGAGGTGCGCCTTCGCCTGCTCCCAATCCGCGAACCGCGGCACCGTGGGCAGCCCGTAGAACACGTTCTCCAGCGGGCCCACCACGATCACGTGCTTCCGGAGGCCCACGGCCTTGCCGTACTCCACGTGGCGCCCGCCCCGCCGGCACTCGCCCGGCGGCTCGCTGAACACCACCACCGCGTGGGCCGCGGCGAGATCCTCCACATCGTCGGTCGCGTACTTCTGAGCGATGGCCAGCCCCTCGGGGCTCTCGCTGCCATCCCAATCGTGCTCCTCGGTGAGCCACCGGGCCTCCACCCGCCCGATCCCGGCCACCGCGAGCTCCTGCCCGTAGGCGATTAGCTCCTCCCGGCGGCTGTAGCGGGCCGCGAGGTAGATGAGCGGGCCCTTCGCCACGGGCCCCACGGCGCTCACGAGAGCACCGCCCCGAGCTGGAGGTAGGCCCAGCCGGTGAGGAGCGCGAACAGGGTGATGATCACGGTGGTGATCCACCGCACGACGAACGGCGGAGGCTCCTCATCGGGCTTGGGCACGCGGGTGCCGCGCACGAGCGAGGCGATGATCAGCACGCCGATGGCGTGGAGCAGATCGAGCGCCGGCGCTCCGAGCGGCACGAGGTACCAGCCCCACAGCAGGGTGAGCACCCACCCGCGGAGCGGCACGATCGTGGCGAGGGTGATGGCCACGCTGGCGGCGCCGCTCACTGGAGGCCCTCCGCCGGGAGCGGCGCCTCGAACAGCATCATCACGTCGGCTCCGGCGGCCTCGGGCGCCGTGAGCATCATCAGCGGGAGCCCGTACAGGGTTGGCACGCCCGTGCTCGGATCGAGCGCGTGCTCGCTCTGGAGCTCCTCCCACACCTCGGGGCTCACCTGCCAGTAGCCGTAGGCCCTCGATCGGCGCGAGGCGGCCAGCGTCTGCACCGCCCGATCGCGCAGCTCGGCGCCGCGCGGGCTCAGCTCGTGGGCGGCGCTCAGCGCGAGGCTCACGGGCGGGATCGGCTCCATGCCGAAGATGCCGAGCTCGATCAGGCCACCCGCCGCGATCGCCTCGCGCTCCTCGGGGGTTGGCCTCCAGGCCATCAGGACCACGCCCTCGGCGGGCTTGCGCTGGACCCACGCATCCCCGATATCGGGCGTGGGCCCGCGGTACACGAAATTGCTGCCGTTGGTCCGCACGGGCTCCATGCCCGATCCCTCCTCACGCTGTCGCTGGATTGGCCGCCTTGCGCCCGTTGCACGAGCGGCAGAGCACCGCGATGTTCGCGGGGTCCCACGGATCGCCGCCGGCGGCCAGCAGGCGGGCGAGCGGGGTGATGTGATCGGCGGTCAGTTCACGGCTTGCATGGCCTCCACGCTGGTACCCCGGGCACCACCAGCCGCGGGCAGCCACCCATCGGCGGATGATCCACGCCCGGAGGCGCTTCCACCGGATGCTGTCGTAGATTGCCCTGCTCGGGCGGCGCGCATCAGCCTCGGCCTGGCACCCACGGCACAGTCCGTGAGGGCTCGGCCGGCCAGTGATCTGGCCGCATGCGAGGCACTGGCGCGCCGCCCGGCGAGGCACATCGCTAGGTGGCGTCGGGAGGTGGCGTATCCGCCACCTTGGGGTTGAGGTTGTCGAGGATCGACTTCCCCGTGGTGGCCGCGAAGCTCGCTGCCGCCGCGAGGCCTGCCAGCCCGATCACATCGATGCTGAACTCCCCGATCGAGATGGGCCCGAGGGCCTTTCCGAACAGGATGGTCAGCGTGATGATCACCACGTGGATCAGGCTCACCCGCACCCACGTGGCAAACGCATCGAGCGTGAACTGGCCACTCTGGATCGCGCGGAGCGATCCGGTGACGAAGTCGAGCAGTGCCAGCGCGGCGATCGCCGTGATGGCCTTGCCCTCGACGGAGTTGGCGAGCTGGCCGAGGAGTACCTCCAAGGCTAGGCCTCGCTCTCGTCTGCGGCGCCCTCGGCGCCCTCACCGCCCTCCGCGGCATCGGCGGCATCGGCGGCATCGCTGCCACCATCCGAGGCGATCTCGCCCTCGGGGATGGTGGCCTCGACCTCGCCCTCGCCCGGATCGAGCGGCTTCTCGAAATCGCCCATGTGGGCCTCCTCTCGCTGTGGCCGCGGGCATCGCCCGCTGGTAGCCCTAGTTCGCGCTCTTCTGAGCGAGCAGGCTGGCGATCACCAGCCATCGCCCATCGAGCTGGATGCGCTCCCAGCGGTTGCTGGTGTGCCCATCCACGGTGTAGCTGGCACCCGTCACGGTGCCGCCCCACTTGCGCCACGAGGAGCGGGCGCCGAGATCCTTGCCATCGCTCACCCTCACCAGGCGATCGCCCTCGACGGTGGCGTAGCGGGTATCGGCGCCGAGCTTGGGCTCGGTGCGCAGGTTGGTGCCATCGGTGGCCGCGGCGCCGGGCCGCACCGTGACGTTCTGCTCCAGCAGCGGCCACGGATCGACCCAGCGGCCCGTGCCGCCAGCGCCCGGATCGCGGTAGAACTCATTCACGCCACCGCTGAACCCGGACTTCATGCTCCAGTGGAGGTGCGGCCCGGTGCTGTTGCCCGTGCTGCCGATCGCCCCGATGCGCTGGCCGCGGCTCACCTGCTGCCCGGCGCTCACCGCGCGCGAGCTCAGGTGGCCGTACCCGGTGGCGATGCCGTTGCCGTGCAGGATCACGATGGACTTGCTGCCATCGTTGAGCGTGCCGCTGTAGATGATCCGCCCAGCCGCCGGCGCGTACACCGGATCGCCCGAGCCCGCGGCACCGCGGGCGATATCCACGCCGCGGTGGTAGTGGGCGCACGAGCCGTAAGGCCGCTCCCAGCTGAACCCGGTGCAGCCGAAGCGCTGCGTCCGCCACCAGCGCGAGGAGCCGCCCTCGATGCCCGCGCTGAGGTAGATGGTGCGGCGGAGCGGGCTATCGAACAGCACGGCGCGCCGCCTTCCGCTCGCGGTAGGCCGCGAGGAGCTCCAGCGCCTTGGCCCACACCTCGGTGCCCGCCCAGCAGCGGCGGCAGAGCTGCGACCACGGGTGCTGGAGCGGGCCGCCCTTGTACACCTCGGGGAGGGCATCGAGCTCGGTGATGGTGGCCACCACCTGATCGAGGTTGCACTGCTCGGGCTTGGCGAGCGGGCCGCCCTCCAGGCGGGCCCCGCGATGGTATCGAGGCCGCCGGCCCTCACGGGCCACCTCCAGCACCACCTCGCGCGCGTCCTGCTGCGTGCTCATCGATCCTCCTTGGAGGCATATCACGGTAGCCACCCACCCCTGCGATTGCAAGTACCGAAGATCATGCGGCCAGCAGCCGCGGCAGTCCAGCGGGATCGTGCCACAGCTCCACGTCCTTGCCCGCCTCCAGCCGGAGGAACACATCGCGGGCGTGGATCGGGCACAGGCGCACGATCTTCGCCGCCTCATCCTCCTCCAGCACCACCTCGATCGGCACCCCGTTGAGCTGGCAGACGGGGTCGCCCCACCAGCACAGATCCCGGCGCCGGAGCGCTTCGTAGCTGATCATCGGGTGAGCCAATCGGCCACCGCCTGGAGTCCGTGCCACGGGCGGAACACCTCCACCTCCAGCCCGCACGCCCGCATGGCCACGATCACTCGGCATTGCTCCTTCGTGAGCTCCCCCGTGTCGGTCTTGCACTCGATCCACCGGGCCCGCCGGCGCTGCTCGTGCAGGAGCGAGAGATCCGGCCAGCCGCGTTGGCTGAACCGGCTGAGCAGCGGGTGATAGCTGTAGTACCCGAGCGTGGTGGCCACCCGCACGATCTGCCCCTGCCACACCTTCTCGGCCATGCTCGATCGCTCGCCGCGGGGCGGCAGCGGCGCGAGCTCGGCCCGGAGGCGCAGGTACTCCTGCTGCTCGGCATCGAGCACATCATCGAGGAGCGAGGAGCTGAGCGGGAGCTCGGTATCGCCCAGCCGAACGCTGCGCTGCGCTGCGATCCGCCGCGTTCCGGGGCGGGGGCTCACGCTCGTGCCCTCAGCCGGATCAGCCGCGGGTGGCTCCACGAGCGATCGCGGCGCCAGCCTGCGCGCCGGAAGCACCAGCCGGGCACCTCGCTGGCCACCGTCGTGGGCTCCCAGCGCTGCACCTCGATCGGCCACAGGTGCGGGACCACCAGCGGCTCGATCATCGGTGGCCTGGCGGAGGCGGCACGAGGTCACTGAACCTCTCCATCGCCCCGCCCCGAGGGCCTCCTGCGCCCTCGCGGGCGGGCGCGCTCGCGCCCGAAGGCACGGCATCGGTAGGGGCACGGGGAGGCACTCCGCCCGCGCTGGCGCCTACGCGCGCGCCTGCGTCCGGGCCTGTGCGCGGGCCTGCGCGCGAGGCCGCGTTACGCCGCGGAACGCCGCGGATCGCCGCGTTACGCGGCGAGCTGGCATCCACCGCCTGTTCGAAGCTCGCCGCCTCGCCCTGCGCGTTGCCGTAGACGAGATCCTGCCAGCCCCTCGGAGCGGGCCAGCGGGAGGGGAAGGCCCGGCGCTGCCCGGCCTGCCAGTGCCACCAGCGGGTGAGCTGGATCAGCTCATCACCGCGGTGCTCGTATCGCTCCAGCATGCCCGCCTCCGCGAGCTCGTCGAGGGCCTCGCCCACCTGATCCACCGATACCAGGCGGAGGAGTCGCGGCAGGCACTGCACGAGCACGCCCGCGGCGCCACCCGCCAGCCGGCCCTGATCATCCGCCTGCGCCACGAGCCGAGGGAACAACAGGTTGGCCAGCAGGCCACACCGCCCCATCGATGGTGAGTCGCACAGCTCCGGGTGGATTGCCCGGGGCCCGGGCGTGCTGAATTGCTTCGTCATGCCGATCCCCACAGCTTCAGGGGCCGAGCGCTCGGGCGCTTGCCGATCGGGCGGGCCTGTGAGCTCCACGTGGCCCATGCCCTGCCGATGGCGCCCGTGCCCGGGTAGAGATCCTCCAGCGTATCGGTGGGGCGGAGGCCCGCCGCATCGAACACGTACATCGCCACATCGAGCGGCTTGGCGCCCTTCAGCTTGCGCCCCGCCCGGGTGGGGTTGCCGCGGTACCAGTCGAAGATCGATGTGCGATAGGGCGGCCCGAGCGGGCGGATCAGGATGGGCTCCCACGCATACTGGAGGCGGGCGCCCGGGCGGAACACCGCGAAGGGCTTCACCCACGCCACGATCCGCACCTCGGGCGGGCAGAGCGGCAGCAGGCTGGCCAGCGCGGGCACGTGGGTGTGCAGGGCCCAGCCATCGAACTCGCTCTCCAGGCGGGCGATCAGCTCGCTGTGATCCACCTCCTCGTGCTCCACGTACAGGTTGGCCAGCCCCGGATACGGCGGGTCCGCGTAGGCGAACCTCAGCGGGCGGTTGTCCCGCCGCCGGGCGCTGCTCACGGGGATCACCCGTGGCTCGCCCTTCACAGCGGCAGCCCGAGCTGCACCCATGGGCGCGGCTCCACCAGCACGTACTTGGCCACGTGGGCGCCGCCCTCGGTGGCCACCATCGTGCGATCGATCTTGTGCCCGGCCTGCTTCAGGTCGTAGATGCGGGCGCCCAGCCGGAAGCTCCCGATGCGATCGAGCGCGAGGAGCGGGGTCACGCCCGCATCGCCACGCTCGCGCAGGAGCTCCAGCAGGCGCTCAGCCTGAGTGGCCTTCTCCGTCGCCATGATCAGTGCCCTCCTCGATACTCACCGCCCTCGGCGGTGCCGTTGCGCCGGAGCCCGGAGGCCCGGCGGGGATCACGCTGGGCCAGCCGGGCCACCATGTGCCCGCCTTGCACGCGCTCTCCTCGATCGCCCCGCGGTGGAACCCTGCTCCATGCGAGCAGCCCGCGAGCTCAGGTGGTGGCGCCGCCTCCGCCGCGGGCGCCTCGGGTGCGGGGAACTCCAGGATCTCGCCCGTGGTCCGATCCACGAGGTAGCCATCGGGGTGATCCATCGTGTCGCCGGCGGCCACCGCCTCCGGGTCCACCCGCGGCAGGGCCGAGATATCGGCGGCCTGCACCCACTCCTCGGGCGCGATGGCGGGCTCCCACGGCTCCTCCGGCTCGTTCACCGCGTAGGATGCCCGCTGCTGGAGCTGATCCCCCGGTGCGCCCTCCGCCTCGGCGGCAGGCTCGTCCGCGGCAGGGCGGCCCGGCGCGCTGGCGGGAGGCGCGGGATCATCGGGTGGCAGCAGCGCCAGATCGAGCTGAGGGCTCGGCGGCGCCGCGCGGTCGTAGCTCCAGCCTCGGGGCGGGCGGCCTTTGAGGAAGCACAGCACGTTCTGGTGGGCCCGCCCGAGCTTGCGCCCGGCCTCCATGTACTTGCCCACCCGGAGCGGCAGGCTGCCCACGCTGTTGATCAGCACGGCCTCGTTGTACAGGCGGAGCCCGGTGGCCTCGGCGGCGCCGATCGTGGCGGGCACGAGGCCCTTGCAGTAGCCCTCCCGATCGCGGATCTCGCTCACCACCACCACCGCGAAGCGCCCATCACGGAGGCGCGCGGCGGCCTGATGGAGGATCGAGGCGAGGCTGCTCACGAACATCGCCCAGTCGTAGGTGCTCAGGTCGCGGGGATCGCTGCTGTACACCTCCAGATCGTGGTAGGGCGGGCAGGTGAACACCATGTCGTACTCGGCGCCCGCCGGGAGGAGCTCGGCCAGATCCTGTGAGTCGCCATCGATCCACCGCGGCGCCGGCTCGGCGGGTGCGAGGATCGCCTCCGCCTGGTGACGGTTGGCGGCGAGCTGGGCGCTGCTCAGGTCCACCCCGGTGTACGGGTGCCCGAGCTTGGCCGCCACGATCCCGCGCACGCTGCCGCCCGCGAACGGATCGAGGATGGCGCCGCCAGCCGGGGCCCACCAGCGGTAGGCCAGCTCGCACAGCACCGGATCGAACACGCTGGTGCCGGCGCCCTGCATGCCCTCCGGCTCCGCCACGGGATCATCGCCCGCGGCCCAGCGAGCTCGCGCCTGCTCGGCGGGGCTCAGGTGCAGCAGGTCGGCGGCCCGGCCCAGCTCACTCTGGATGCCGAGCGCGAGCCACGCCCGGCGCCGCTCCTGCCAATCGCCCTTCCGCGTATCGAGCACGCTGAATGGCGGCTGGAGGAACTTCGTCGAGAGCTCGCCCGGGCGGAACTCGGGTGCTGCGGGGGGCTCCTCGACCCCCCACAGCATGGCGCCCACGGCTCAGCTCTTGGCCGAGGCCGCGGCGAGCCCGAGCCCGAGCTGCTCCGCGAAGTGCTCCAGCCCGCTGTGCCACTGGCCGTACTTGCCGACCACCCACGCGAACTCCTCGATATCGTGATCGAGCAGCACCACGTTGCCCGCCTCGTTCCGGCCACCCACGTGGCTCAGCTCGTGCGCGAGGAGGGCCTCCCGCTGGCGCTCGCTCAGGTGCCTCCAGGCCTTCTCGACCGCGAAGATCACCACCTCGTATTGCCCGAGGTCGCGCCACATCGGCGGCGCCTTCACCGCCTTGGCGATGGCGTGCAGCCCGCCCTTGGCCGCCGGGTCCTGATCCCACAGGAGCGCGTAGCCCATGGCGATCCCGGTGCACACATCGAACCGGGGATCGCTCTCGATCACTCGCTCCGCGATCGCCTGCACCTCCTCGCTGAGCAGGTAGCCCTCCGGCATCGTGGCCTCGCCCAGCCCGGCCTTGGCCGCGCGCCGGCGCTCCCCGAGCGATCCGCGGCCAGCCTCGCGGAGGCGGCGCAGGGCCTCCTCCATCGTGTGGCCACCGATCGTGGCCTCGCGGCCATCCGCGGTGCGCATCGTGATCGTGGTGTCCTCGTCGCCGCTCATGCCTTGCCTCCGGGCTGGCGCACCGTGAAGCGGGTGCCGCCCGCCTCCTGATGCTCGCGCTGTGGCGGGTACTCGTTCCCCGCCGGATCGTGCCATGGGCCCTGATCATGCCCCTTGGGGAGCACGCACGGGCCAGCGTCGAGCTGATCATCGCGCGCGCCGCACTCGCCCGGCGGGTTGCCGAGCACGGCGGCCACGCTCGTGGGCTCGCTCTTGGGGCGCTCGGCGGGAGGGGCGGCAGCGGGGGCACTATCCGCTGCCGCCGCCTCCTGCCGGTTGGCCGCTCCGTCGGCTCTCGGCGCTTGCGCACCCTCAGCCTTCGGGGCCTCGGCAGCAGGGCGGGTACCGACCGCCTCGCTGCCTTGTGTGGTGGGGAGCTCGCGGGCCTCGCCCTCGCCCTCGACCTCGGTGGGCGCCGAGCCCGGCCCGTACTCCCGATCGAGGGCCTGCTGGAGCTGCTGGCGGAGCTCCGCCTGGCGGCTGGGCGCAACGTGGGTGGCGCCCTCTTCCACCTCGGGATCGAGCTCGTCGAGCTTGCTGGCCACGTTGACCGTGAGGGGCGCCAGCTTCAGGAGGCGGCGCAGCACGGTTTTCTTGGCCATCTCGAAGTAGTCGGTGATCCACGGGCCCGCGTTGCCCGCGCTCGATCGGGCCCGGATGGCCTCGATCTCGGCATGGCTCATCACATCGAACTGCCGCTCGCCATCGCGGTACACGATCACCGCGTATGCGTAGGTGAGCTCGCCCGGGTCGGCCTCGCGGGAGGGCTGGTGGCGCAGGTACGGCTCCAGCCCGTAGCCGTAATCGAACACGTCCTTCGCCCGGACCACCCGAGCCTCCACGCGCTGCACCTCGCCCGAGCGCTTGGCGAGGATCACCAGCCCGCGGTAGCCGATCATCAGGGTGGCCTGGCGCCCGCGCGGCACGAGGTAGGCGCCGCCGAGCAGGCCCGTGGGCTCCAGCCCGAGCTGGCCAGCCTCCACGATCGCTCGGGCGATGCTCACGGGCTCGCACGCCAGCAGGCTCGGGGTCTTCGTGAACACGGTGAGAGCCACGAGCTTCAGCCGATCCGCCGTGATCCCGGCGGTGGCGCTCGCCTGGACGATCGCCAGCCGGTTATCGATCTCTCGGGTGACGGCCACGAGCGCGCGTTGCGGGCCCTCCTGCTCGGCCTGCTGCTGTGGCTGGGCGGGCGCCTGCCGGCGGCCCCGTTGCTGCTGCTGCGTGGGCATCTAGCTCTCCTCTCCATCGTCGCTGGTATCGGCATCGAACGTGGGCTTCCATGGGCGGCTCGGCTTGCCCTCCTCCGCCAGCCCTCGGGCGAGGGCCTCTGTGCGGATCGCCGCGGCGAGCGCCTTCTTCGTGGGTGAGCTCGCGGCCAGCACCGTGCGCTGATCGAGGAGCAGCGCGGTGGCCAGCTCCTCCCACTGCACGTTGAGCGGCGGCTTCCCCGTGCGCCAATTGATCGTGAAGCCGGGGCCCACCAGCTTGGCCGTGAGGCCCATGCTGAGCTGGAGCTCCTGCGCGATCCGGGCCTCCTCCCGCTCGGCGGCCTTGCGCGCCGCGATCGCCTCGTGGAGGCGGGTGGCCAGCAGCGCCTGCTCGGGCGTGGCCACGGCCTCGTGGGCATCATCCGCCGCGTAGATGCGGCGCAGGTGGCGGCCATAGCTCTCGCTGCCATCGGGCTCGGGCGGCACCTGTGGCACGACGTGCTCGCGCCAGAACCGCTCCTCCAGCTCCATCAGGCCCGCGATCATCGGCTCATTGCGCTCGATGAGGTACCACCTGAAATCCGCGTACCCGAGGAGCACGGCCAGCACGGCCACCTCCCGGCCCGTCACCGCGAGGTAGTGCTGCACCTGCACCGCGTAGTGGATGGGCACCTCCAGCTTGGGCTGAGGCTCGCCCGTGAGCGCCCGGTGGAACGAGGGCCCCCACCCATCCCGGCGGGCGGTCCACTTGCACTCCAGGATCGCGGCGCGATCGAACGTGGCGATCCCGGGCTGAGGATCGGGCACGTAGCCGATCCGATCCACATTGCCGCCAGCCCATGGGTACTGGCGGCTGTGGTACTGGCCCTGCGGGCGGCGCCAGCGCACATCGAGCGCCTCGCCCGCGAGCTCGGCCACGAGCTGCTCCATGCGGTGGCCCATATCCATCATCCGCGTTTCGCGGCGGGGCACGGGCAGGCCCACCTTCTCGCTCCACACATCGATCGGCTGGGCCCAGCCTGGCGGGTTGACGCCAGCGAGCGCCGGCGCATCCGAGCCGCCGATGTAGGCGCGCCGATCCTCGCGCTGCTGATCAGTGAGCGCCATCGCCATCCTCCAGCATCGCCACCACGTCGGCCCACCGCTCGGTGGCGCTGGCCAGCAGGGCCTTGCCCCGCTCCTCGCGGGCGACGGCCTCGTCCCACAGCTTCTCGTTGCGCTCCAGCTCCACCTCGGCGGTGATGAGGCGGTCGAGCGTGGGCGGGTCGAGCGCGTCGAGCTCCCAGCTCACGGCCCCGTAGTCGCGCAGGTAGGTGCCGATCCGGCTGTCGGTGAGCTTGGCCGGGTTGGGTGGCGGCTTGTGCTCGCGCACCTGATCCATCGTGAGCGCCACACGGCGGATCTCCACCGCGTAAGGGTCGTAGCCATCGCCATCGAGGAATACGCTGAACCGATCGCGGATGTCCCGGGTCATATCGATCCCGCTCGGATCGTGGTCCCCGAGGTGGAGCACGACCACCCGCTCGGCGCCAGCATCGAGGTAGCCCTCCAGCCGCTGGGCAGCCTCCCATGCGCTCGATTGGCTGTGGTACCCGCGGCAGGCGAAGTACGGAATATCGGCCCGGCGGGCTGGCCGCGCCACCACGTCCACGAGCGCGGCCTTCTCCACCCACACCTCGATCCGGGTGGGCTGCGAGCTCCACTTGGCCGTGCGGAACTGCGGCATCACGCTCCGCACGAACTCGTGGGCCGCGTCGTCGCCCTCATCGGTGGCGGTGCCCCAATGGGGCTGGTCCTCCAGCTCGCGGGTGCGATCCACGATGTGTTCCCAATCGATCATCCCGGCCAGCCGGGCATGGCTGATCAGGGTGCCGAGGTTGTCGTACTCACGTTCCTTGTTCTCGATCAGCCCGCGGGCCACGAACTGGTAGTAGAGCTGCCGGAGGGTGAGGCTGTAGCCGCTCGCCGCGTAGGCCCGGCAGATCGCATCGGCCTGCTCGATCCTCTCCAGGCGGGCGGGCGTGAACTTGCGCTCCACGTACTCGATGTAGGGCATGGCTCAGGGTGCCTCAGCGGGAGCTGCCACGAACTCGTGGTGGCGCGCTGGCGCCGGGCACTCGGGCTCGGGCGGCCCGTGGACAGGATCGTCGTTGGGCATGAAGCAGAGCAGCACGCCCGGCGGCCACACACGCGGAGCGTGGCACTCGCTGATCGGGGGTTGCTCGGCGCCACTGCGATCAGGCACACTCTGTGGTGCCTCCGTCGCTGGATGGTGGAGCTGAGCCCCGGGGTTGCCCGGGGCTCGCTCGTTCTCGGCGCTCATCGCCATGGCCATGGGGTGTAGGCGGCCACGAGGGCCACGAGGAACAGCAGCGCGAACACCAGCACCACGGGGATCACGATGCCCCCGATGCGGCTGAGCTGGCGCTCCTCCCACGAGAGGCGAGGCGGCTCGGGATCTCGATAGCCGCCCGCCTGGAGGTAGGGCTCACAGTCGTGGAGCACCTCGCTGGCCAGCGAGATCACGGCGCCACAGCGGCAGACCTCCACCCACGCGCCGCACTGGCGGCAGGGCAGCGGGCCCACCACGGGATCGTGGAGCTCGCGCGGGGCGAGCGTTGCGGGTACGTCCATCAGGTAGTGCCCTCGATGATCAGCGGGGGCTGTGCCAAGTAGGGTGGCAGGCCCGGCGCCCCCAATTGCTCCGGGCCTGCCCCATGTGCTCAGGCCTGCGCTGGTGCGGCCTCCTGAGCCTTGCGCGCCCGCTCGGCGCGCTTCTGGTCGCGGGCCTGCGCCTTGCGCGCCTCGTTGGCCCGATCGAGGGCCTGCTGGCCCTCCTCGCTGGCCACGGCCTCCTGCGAGGCCGGGATCAGGTAGCGCTTGCCCGCGATGGTGCTGAGGGCCCAGCCATCGGGCACCTCGGCATCGACTGCCGGGGCGGCCTGCTCGGCCTGCACCGCCTCGATGGCCACCGGATCGGGCGCGAGCTCGACCTCGGCCACCGGAGCGGCCTTGGCGGCCTTGCTCGCCTTGCGGGGCGGGAGCGCGTAGGCCGCGTCCAGGGCCCGATCGCGCTCGATCCCGACCTCCATCAGGTCGGCCTTCCGGATCGCCCGCTGCTTCGCGCTCCACGCCTTGCCGTATGCGTTGCCGCATGCCCGGCAGCGGGTGCTCAGGCCATCGGGGTTGCCCTTGTTGCTGTTGAAGTTCTCCAGCGTGGCGGCCAGCTCGTGGGCGGGCTGGTAGTAATCGCTCGCGGAGGGCGGCTCGGGTGCGTAGCCCGGGCAGCGCTTGGTGCCCTGTTCGGTCACGGGTTGTGGCTCCTCTCGTCGCTGAGGCCTCGCAGGTTAGCCCTGCGATTGCCGCTGTGCAAGTACGAATGCGCGAGGCCATCAGGCCATGGGCGCCTCCTCGCTGAGGGTGGCCTCGGCCACCACTTGGGTGAGCGCGCTCAGCAGCGCGATGGCCACGGGCGGGAGCTGGCCGAGCCCGACCAGCCACTCGCGGAGGCGCTCGGCCTCCTCGGCGCTCATCAGGATCTGCACCTGCCGCTCAGGCACCGTGGGCCGCCGGATAGTGCACCTTGAAATCGGCGCTGTAGAACTTGCCGCGGCAGCCCGGGCAGGTGATCGAGAACGCGCTCCGGAAGTACCACACGCTCACGCGCACCGTGCCGCGATCCTCGCTCACGGGCATGCCCTGCTCGGTGGCGCCCTCGGGATCGTAGCCCGCGAGCGCTGCGCTCAGGTCGGCGGCCTGCCGGAGGGCGCCGCTGCGGAGCTCCTCGCGCGTGCCGCGCACCTGCACGTAGTGGCCATGGCGCGCGTTGGCGGGCCTGCTGTACTCGCTGATCAGAACCTGAGCCATCTGAGTGCCTCCTCGTGTGTCGCTGGTAGGTGAAATATGAGGCATCAGCCCTCCGATTGCAAGGGGTTTGTCCACAATCGATGGTGCTATTTCGCGCCAGTACCTCTGCCGCGCAGGCGCTGCACCTCGCCCCTCGCCACGAACTCGCGCACCGGATCGCCGCCGGCCTCCGCCTGGACGAGCTGCGCCTCGGCCTCCTCCAGGCTGGCGGCGCGATCGCCCTCGCGCCGAGGGCACTCCAGCGGGGCCCCCGCATCCGCGAGCTTGGCCAGCCCTCGCCCGGTGATCCGGCCTCGCGGCAGCAGGCCCGCCACGGCGCCCTCAGCGGGGCGGTGGAGGTGGAAGTTCGCGCCACACGCGGCACACGGCGGGCGCCCGATGTAGATGCCCTCGGCGGGCACGTAGGTGCCGCTCATCGGAGGGCCTCCAGCAGGGCCCGCCCGATGTGCTCGGTGTAGGCGGGCGGGATGCTCTCGCTCAGCTCCTCGCCCGTCATCCAATCGATGCCCATGGCCTGCCGCCGCACGGCGGTGGAGAACTGCACGAGGCCATCGCGCTTGCTCGATCCGCCCGCCGAGCCCCACACGCCGATCGTGCGCGGGCGCCGCGGTGGGTTGTGGTAGTCCTTGTCCTGCCCGCCACCGTACACGGGCACCGTGGGCGCCCGGTTGTGGGCGCACGGGCCCGGCGGCCAGAGGCCGAAGCTGCCCACCTCGAAGTAGCGGTGGCGCCTGAGCTGGCTCTCCTCCACGCCCAGCCCGAACATCGTGCCGCACAGCTTGATCGGGTCCACGAGCTCGCGGCGGGCGCCCTCCACGTTCTCGATCACGTAGGGCAGGCCGAGGCGGTGGAGCTCGGCCCGCGTGGGCGGGATCAGGTTGGGGTGCTCGCGCTCCTTCCACAGGCCGCGGCGCATCGTGCTGTAGAGCTGGCACGGCGGGCTGGCGTGGATCGCCGCCACGGGCTGGCCGAGCAGCGCCTCCAGATCCTCGATCGCACCCGAGCGCAGGAACGCCACGGCATCGCCCTGCACGAACCGGAAGGGGTACCGCGGCTGAGGCGCGAGATCCACGCCCACCACATCGAACCCGGCACGGTGGTAGCCCATCGCGGCGCCGCCAGCGCCCGAGAACAGATCGAGCAGCAGAGGCCTCATCGGATCACCCCCGTGGGCATGTTGATCAGCTCCGCGAGCTGAGGGCCGAGGAGGATCACGGCGGCGATCGCCACCACGATGATCAGCACGAGCAGGGCGCCCGTGACGATGGCCTGCTCGCTCATCGGGCGGCCCGCCTCTCGTGCAGGAGCTGGACCGGTGAGAGGATGCCGCGCGTGCGGCTCTCCATGATCGCCTTGGCCGCGAGGTCGCCACGCGCCTCGGCCAGATCGTGCCGCCGGGCCTCGCGGTCCCATGCGGCGAGCGCGGCCCGCTGGCGGCGCTCCTGCTCGCTCGGCCTCATCGCGCGCACCGATCCCGGTCGAGCTCGATGGCTCGATCCATCTCGAAGGCGCTGATGCGGCGGGCGATCGCCTCGGTGCCGCCCTCCTGCTCGATGTAGGCCTCGGCGGCCTTGGCCACGACGCGGCGCATGCACGCGGTGTGCATGTGGTGCTCGGGGTGGGTGGTGCAGAGCCACGGAACCCCGTTGCATGGGGTGGTGGGCTGCCAGTGATCAGCCTCGCGCAGGATCTGGCGCTGGGGCTCGATGCACTGATCGGCCTCGCAGAGCCACTTCGCGGGCTTGCCGAAGGTTGCTGCCATGGTGTGTGCCTCCTGATGTGTCGCTGGTGATGTGAAACCTACAGCATCACCCCTGCGATTGCAAGAGGGTTGTCCACAATCGGCGGACGTACTTTCGGGCTAGGCCCTCTGGCGGCGCTCCCGCACCACGCCAGCAGCGTAGGCACCCACGCCCACGAACGCGGCGAACAGGAGCCACAGGAGCCATCCGCCCACCACGCGCCCGATATCGGTGGGCTCGGCGGGATCGCTCGCCTGGCGAGCGATCGCGAAGGCCACCCGGGCCACGTACAGGATCGAGCCGAGGAACCCGAAGTACCAGCCTTGCAGGAGGGCCCGGCGGCCCAGCCCGCGCTCGGGGATCGTGGGGTGGAACACCGCGAGGTACCCACCAGCGAGGAGGCCCGCGGCCACGCTCAGCACGAGGTTGCCGATGGTGAGCACGCCCAGCACCTCGCTCACGTCTCGGCCTCCCCCTCGTGATCGGTGAGCCGTGCGGGCGGGCGCTTGCCCGTCTTGCGGTAGAGCTCCAGCAGCTCGGCCTCGGTATCGCGCAGGTCGCGCTTCACCTGCCGGATCTCCATCTCGCACTGCTGCCGCCGGCGCTCCGTCTCATCGGAGGCGGCCTTGGCCTCGCTCGATGCCTTCTCGGCCAGCTCCAGGCGATCCTGAAGCGTGTCGATCAGGGCCGCCTGCTCGCTATCCACCTGCCGGGCGAGGCCGGGCAGGCCGAACTTGCGAGAGGCGATCACGCCCACCACCGTGGTGCCGATCGCGGCGAGCATGCCCGCCACGGCGGCGAACACGAGCTGCTCCATGCTCACCGCGCGGATTGCTCGGTGATCACCACCTCGTATGCCTCGTGCTCGTGCTCCAGCGCGCGCTTCGCGGCCTCGGCGGCCTGCTCGGCGGTGGGGGGCACGTAGCCCGCGGGGGCATCCTCGCGCCGCCGGAGCTCCAGCTTCAGCGTGATCGTGCGCTCGGCCTTCTTCGTTGCTGGCATCGGTGCTCCTCCTCTATGCGAAGTGCGTGATCACCCACACGGCGCCCTTGCTGCCGTTGCCGCCTGCGCCCGAGTCCACCACAGCGTTGACGCCAGCCCCGCCGCCGCCACCACCACCACCGGGGAAGCCACCTGCCCCGCCCGTGCCGATGTTGGCCGCCGTCTTGCTGCCGCCACCACCACCACCGCCAGCGCCCATGTACGGGAACGTCTCGCCGCTGATCACGGCGCCCGCCGTGCCCGCCGCGTGCACGGCGCCGCCGTTGGCGTTGCTCAGCCCGAGCTTCTCGCTGGGCACGCCACCGTTGCCGCCCGCCCGCTCGTTGTTCGAGGCATCCACGGCGCCGCCCGCCCCGCCGCCGCCGCACGCATAGAACGGGTTGCCCTCATACGCGGTGCCCGTGAGGATCGAGCTCCCGCCGGAGGCGAGCTTGTTCTGATCGAGCGTGTTCTGGAAGGCGATCTGGTAGTGATCGATCCGGCTGTTCCAATTGCCGCCGCCTGGAGGGCCGCCCGCCCCGGAGCCTGCGCTGGCACCGCCTGCCGTGCCGGGCTGGCCGGCATTGCCCATCACCTTGGCGTCGGTCTGCACGCCATCCACGCTGTTGCCGAAGAACGAGGCGGTGGCACCACTGCCGCCCGCCCCATCGGTATCGCTCGTGGTGCGGCCAGCGCCGCCCGTGCCGCCAGCGCCCACGGTGAGCTTCTCGGTGGCGCCGAGATCCGAGGCGAGCAGGCGCTTCCGGCTCACGCCGCCGGCACCACCTCCGCCGCCGCCGTAGCGGGCGGTGCTCGCGGCGCCCTTGCGGCCCGAGGCCCCGCCGTTGCCGCCGCCCACGCACACGACCTCCACCCACACGGCGCCCGCCGGCTTCGTCCACGTGGTGTTGCCCGCGGTGTTGAAGAGCTGCACATCAGGCGCGCTCACCCCGGAGGTGCTCGGATCGGAGCCCCACAGGATCGCCTTGGGGGTGGTGCCGCCGGTCTTGAACTGGCAGAACGTGCCCGTGCCTCGGGCGGCCTGCGAGGTGGCCTGCTTCGCCACGGTGTGGGTCTTGCCGTAGTGGCCCCGCGTCACGCTCGCGGCCACGTTGACGAGCGCGGCCTCGCCTTGCAGGAGCACCCGCCCGGTGGCGTTGTTCGCGATGCTCTCCTGCGCGATGCCCACGGTGGCGGTGCTGCCGCTCGTGGTGGTGGTGGTGAAGGAGTCGTCGTTGGCTCCATCGAGGATCACCACATCGCCAGCGATCACGCTGCCGCCGCTCTTGTTCGTGAGCGGCACGATGATCCGGCGCCCCGAGGTGCTAGCCATCCTGCTCCTGCCCTCTCACTCCAGCACCGCCGCGTAGTCGATGCTCACATTGTCGGTGCCGCTTGCAGGAGCGCTGCCGAACGTCACCTCATCGTTGAGCGTACCACCCAAGGTGACCGGGGTCCGCACCCCCGCCACCCACGCCATCACGCTATCCGGGCGGGCCCTGTTGGCGAGCACGAACACCGTGGTGGCGGCATCGCCGCTGAAAACCTCATCCACGATGTGCACGTGCGGCTCGATCGCATCGAGGGCCACCGCTGCTGCCGCCGCGGCGATCGCCGGCACCTCATCGAGCTCGCCCTCGATCGCCTCCGCCTGGATAGCGAGCTCGCGCAGCCCGCCCTCCACATCGGTAGCCGTGAAGCGCTCGTCGAGATCCGCGAGCGCCACATCGGCGGCCACCTCGGGCGGCACGTAGCCCTCGAACTCCAGCACCAGGCGGGCGTTCCCACCTCGCGCCACGCCGCTGAGGTTGTACCCGCAATACACCACGTACCACGTGTCATCCTCGCGGTAGAGGCTGCCCCGGAAGGCGAGCGCCTCATCGAAGGCTCCCGCATCGCCGTTGGGCAGCACGGGGTTGGCGCTGTAGCGGGTGTACGGCCCGGCGGGATCAGTGGCGAAGGCGAGGCCTTGGCTGCAATCGTTGCCGTGCGGGAACGGGGAGGTTGGGCCGCCCACGTACATGATCACGTAGTGGCCATCCACGTAGTCGATATCGGGATCGGCCACCACGCTGTCATCCCACGAGCCGCCAGTGCCGAACGGCAGCACGGGATTGAGCGCCGAGCGGGTGTACGGGCCCTCGGGCGCATCCGCGATGGCCACGCCAATCTGCTCGCTCTCCTGATAGGGCAGGTCGGAGTCCTCGCCCATGTAGGCCATGATCCACTTGCCGCCGCGGTAGATGACCGAAACCTCGCCCACCCGCCGCGAGTCCCATGCGCCGGCGGTATCGGGCGCGAACACCGCCGAGCCGTGCTCGGTGTAGGGCCCGGTGATCACATCGGCCACGGCCATGCTGATGGCGTTGAGCGGGCTGGTGGCGCCCGCGATCGGCGCGAGGCTCATGAACAGATAGAACCGATCGTCGGGGCCCTGCACGAGGTACGGCGCGTACATGGCGTGCGAGCTGCGCCACGTGATGTCGTCCTCATCGAAGATCGATGTGCCGGCGCTCCACGGGCCATCGGGGCTCGGCGCCGTGGCCAGCCACACGAGGCCATCCCCGCCGCCGAAGCTCGTGGTGTAGGGGCAGTAGTACGTGCTGCCCACCCGGATGATCTTCCCCTCTGGCACGGTGGCCGTGGGCCACGTGGGGTTGCTCGCGCTCTTCTCGGAGGTGATCGTGGCCTCGGGGCGGAGCTTGCCGTGCCAGTGATCGTCGCGCTCGCCTGGTAGCCACAGCTCCTGATCCGCGTCCCACACCGGGATCTGGCCATCCTCCAGATCGGCCATGTCCACATCGGTGAGCCCGCTGTACGCGCCCGAGCGCGGCCACACTCGGGCCACGCCATCCGCGGGCTGCGTCACGCCCCAATCGCTCTCGATCGTGCCCGCCACCACCTCATCGCCCGTGGCGGTATCGCGCACGATCATCGAGGTGGAGCCCTTGCTCCCGGCGCCCACGCTGCCGCCACCGCCCGTGATCCCGCCGCCGGCGCCCGTGCCGCCATCGCTGGCGTTGGCATCGGGGAAGTAGCTGGTCGAGAGCTCCACGAGCGCCCGCCATGCCTCCCGCTCCTCGGTGCAGGTGATGGCGTAGACGGTGAAATCCTGCTCGTTGTAATCGAACGGCCCGGTGCCGGTGTGGAGCCGCACGAGGTCGCCCACCCAATAGTGGCCATCGGTGCCCGCCGGGCCCGGCATGTAGAGGCCGGCCGCCTCATCGTCGCCCCACGCCACTTGCAGGGCCAGCGCATCGGCCACGCTGCGCTCCTGCGCGAGCTCCGCCGCCGCCGTGCCCTCCAGCGCCTCGGCGCTCGTGAGGTCGGTGGTGATGAACCCCTCGCGCACGTACCCGAGGTCGTTATCCACCGCCGTGGCGAACAGCTTGCCCTCGCCCTGCGCGAGCATGTGCGTATCCACCCGCCGATCATCGAGGCGCCGGAGGAGGCGCTCCACGATGTTGACGCCGCTGCGCAGGCGCACCTTGCCAGCGCCGAAGCTGGCGCTCGTGCGGTCGGTGCCGTAATTGCCCGGGTTGTAGGCCTCCAGCTCCAGCAGCGGGCTCATCTGGAGCACCAGCCCGTAGCTCGTGAGCCTCAGCGCGGTGGCCATGCCGAGATCCCCGATGGCCGCGCTGAACTCCACGGTGCCCGCCGCGGCATCCCACGGATCGCCCGTGGAGTCCTGAGTGAAATCGAAGTCGTAATCGGCCTCGGGGATCGGCTGCTGTGGCCGATCGCCGCTCTGCCACTCGGCCATCAGCCGCGCGAGGATCGCGCCTGGATTGGCCTCGTCGAGGCGCCACACGCCATCCACCGGATCGTGCGGGGTGGAGCTGGTGATCTGGTACTTCCACACCGCATCGGCGGTGTAGCTCACGGGGTAGAAATAGTCCTGCCCGCCCTCGGTGCGCCACGAGCCGCCGAACGCGCTGAGGCCCGTGGTCTTGATCACATCGGTGATCACGGTGGGGGCCGCCGTGCTGGCGATCAGGGCGCGCTTCGTGCCGCTGAACCAGATGGCGATCTGCGCGCCGTTGATCGAGAGGCCCGTGCACTTGGTCTGCGCCACGCCGCCGTAGCTGATCGAGTGCGAGGCGGTGACGGCCCCGGTGGCCTTGCTGCGCTGCTGGAAGTCGGGCCCGTCGTACTTGCTGGTCCAGAGGCTCGTGCCATCCGCCTCGATATCGGTGAGCTGCACGGCGCTCCCGAGGTCGAACGTGGCGAGGATCGCCCAATCGCTGATCCTCACCTTCCTGATCTTCGTGTTCCCCGAGCCGCCCAGCGCCCACGGGCTCTCCAGCGCCCACATGATCGTGCTATCGCTGGGGTCCTCGCACAGGCCGCCGGCATAGTTGTCGGAGCCGCTCCAGAGCGGGGGCGAGGTGCGCACGATGGCGCGATCGCTCTGCCGGAGCTTGTACACGCGCCGGGAGTAGCCCCCGATCACGTACAGGAAGTCATCATCGCCGCCCACCGTGCACGAGCCCACGGGCGCGTTGATCTTGTGGGTTTCCCACACCTCGGTCCACGTATCGCTGATGTCGTTGCCCGTGGTGAAGGCCTCGCTCCACATGCGGGCCCGATCGAGGTAGCTGAGGGCGCCACGCCCGCCGAAGGTGAGGAGCTCCCCGCCCTCCTCCTCGCTGGCATCGAGCAGCGTGAAGTCGCCCTGCTCCAGGAAGAACGCGAAGATGTAATCCTCGCTCACCTCGGGCAGCCGCACGCGCACGAGGTTGCCCTTCGCGAAATTGGCCGCCGTGGCCTCCTCCGCGTGCCGGCTGATCACCACCTCGCCGTAGCCCGGGCCCGCGAGCTCGGCCCGGAACGTGCGCTTCTGGTGGCCCGTGATCGTGGCGAGGATCGGCCCGTGCAGATCATCCGCCGCGTAGATATCCCACGCCACGGGCTGCGGGTTGTCGTCGGGCACGAACTCCAGCAGGGCGGTGCCGGAGCGGCCCACGGTGGCCGCCGCGTTGAGCCCCGCGTACATCATGGTGTAGGGCGGGCCCTCATCGGTCCACACGCCGCCGCGGAACGGGCCGCCCTCATCCCACGTGCCCGAGCCGCCCGGCGGGAGGAACGGGTTCTGAGCGTGCTTCGTCCAGGGCCCATCGAGCGCGGCCAGCGTGAGGTTGGCCGCGGTGGCGATGCCCACGCCCCACGGGAAGCCGATCACGGGCGAGCCGCCGCCCACGCCCGCGGCCCCGGTGTACATCAGGGCCCAGCGCCCGCCGGCGCCGCCGAGCTCGCTGGCAGGCTCCCGCCACAGGTGGGGGTGATCCACGATCACGTCGTCCCACGCGCCCGAGGAGCCCACGTTGAGGATCGGGTTCGTGAGCGCCTTGGTCCACACCCCGCTCAGGGTGGCCCGGGTGGCGTAGCCGATCCGCCGCTCCGTCTCGCCGCTCGCGCTGCCGGAGTAGGCCATGACGTACCCGCCCGAGCCATCGGCGCACACGCTCGGGCCGCGTACGTCGGCATCGTCCCACGCGCCAGCCGTGCCCACGGGCAGCACCGGGTTGGCGGCATCGCGGGTCCACGCGCCGCCCGGGAACGAGCCCACGGCCATGCTGGCGTGGCCGATGCCCTTCGTGAACACGTTGTAGTACAGGTGGATCGTGCTGCCATCGAGCAGGAGCATCGAGGTATCGATGCCGGTCGAGCCGCTCTCCCAGCCCGTGCCGAGGGCGCTGAGCAGCGTGCCCTGATTGGTCCACGGGCCCTCGGGCGCCGGCGCCGAGGCATAGCCCACCACGTAGGGCGCCCCGATCCCGCGGTAGGTGGTGTAGTACGTGCTCCCCACCTTCACGATGCTCTCAGCGAGCGCGCTGAAATTGACGGTGGGGTTGCTCGGGTCCTTGGTGATCTGGATGGAGCTCATGGCCGCGAGCTAGGGTGTCTCAGGGAGCCAATACGGGTCCACGCTCTCCAGCGCGATCGATACACGAGCCACGTGGCTGGCCACCCGCTCCTCGATCAGCACGGGCGGCAGCACCCGGGCGTTGATCGTCTGCACGGTGCCATCCTCCATCGTGGCCGAGAGCACGCGCGGATCGAGGACCGGATCGAACAGCGCCTGGAGGGCCTGCACGCTCTCCCGAAAGTTCGCGATCGCCAGAGCCACGGTGGTGCCCTGCGCGAGCACCCACCCCTCCAGCTCCAGCGCGAGCACATCGGCCACCCGGGCGCGCGCGATCCGGCCCGTGCGCCGCGGCACCACATCATCGGCGCCCCGGACGCTGGGCACCTCGTTGAGCCCGCGCACGAGCCACAGCACGTACTCCAGCGAGCTCGGGGCGAGATCCGTGCCGTCGTAGCTCAGGGCCACGTAGCCGCCGCTGGTGAGAGGCATCGCTCAGGCTCCTGCTGGATCGGTGCGGGGCCGCGGGTTGATCAGCCCATGGCGCTGGTACCAGCTCGCGCGCTCCAGCACCTCCAGCTCATCGCGGTGGCGCTCGGGCAGCACGATCGTGGTGCTGTAGCTCGTGGGCTGGGCGGGCGCTGGCGCCGGGGCGGGCGGGCCCATGCTGATATCGCCCTCGGGCACCACCGTGCCAGCCACATCGGGCACCCACAGCTCACGGCCTCGCTCGCCCACCCACTGGATCGAGCCCGCGCGGGCATGGCCGCCCTCGGCCATGCCGGGCACCGTGGCGCCACCGCCGAACCGCTCCTCCATTATCGCAATCTTGTTCAGGAACCCCACGTACAGGGCATTGCCGAGCCGCCGAGCCGCCGCGGCCACGGCGCCCTTCTTGTCGTCCACGCCATCCGCGAGATCCTGCCCGGCCTCGCGCCCGGCCTTCAGCGCGGCGATGCGATCGAGCTCGTGCTCCACGATCGCCTGAGTGCGCTGGGCCTGCGCCCGCACCGCCGGGTCCTTGCTTTTCAGGCCCGCGGCGAGCTCCTCCTGCGCCTTCTTCCCCGCCTTGCCGCCCGCGAGGATCACCTCCGCCAGGCGCTGCTCGATGATCGCCCGGGTGCTCTCGGCCTGCGCCCGGACCAGCGGGTCGTTACTGGCGAGGCCCTTGGCCAGCTCCTTGCTCGTGAGCAGCCCCACCAGCTTGGCCTGCTCCTTGGCCGGGCTCATCGCGTTCTTCAGATCCTCCACGAGCTGCGCCATGGCGGCATCCACCGCCGAGCGCTTCTCGCGGATGCCCGCCGCGAGCTCGCCGCTGATCAGCAGCCCGTTCTGCTTCGCCTGCGCCACCGCCGTGGCGCCCGCGGGGGTCATGCCCGCGTACATGTTCTGAGCGGCGGCAGCCACGGGGCCCGAGCCATCCCCGATGCCCTCCGCGAGCGCGGGCCCGATGCCGGCGGCTCGGCGCTCGATCTCCGCGTTCGTGGCATCGAGCTCGGCGGTGAGCTTATCCCGGGCCTCGCCCGTGAACAGGCCGAAGTCCCACACGCCGTTGAGATCCGCGATGCCCTTCTCCAGCGCCGCCTTCTGCGTGGCCAGCGCCTCATCGGTGCCGCTCTTGATCTGAGCCTGCACATCGCTATCGATGGCCTTCAGCTGCTCGCCCAGCTCGGCCTTGATCCGGTTGTATGTGTTCACCACCTCCACGAGGAGGATGGCCGCGAACCCTGCCGCGGCGAGCCCGCCGAGGGTGGAGCCGAGGAGCGCGCCGAGCTTGCCGGCGCCCGCCTTCACGAGCCCGGCGCCCGGGAGCTTGCCGAGCGCCCCGCCCAGCGCGCCAGCGAGCTGATCCGCCACGAACATCGCCCCGCTGAAGATCGCCCCGATGATCAGCCCGGCCTTGGTCGCTGCGCCCTTCACGAGGGCGGAGCCCGCCAGCTTGCCGAAGGCCTTGGCGAGCACCCTGTCCAGGCCGAGGCTGCCGCCGAGGCTGGCCAGCGCGGCGGCCCCGGTGAGCACCGATCCCCACTCGGCGCCGAAGCCGCGCAGGGCGGCGCCAGCCTCGCTCATCAGCTTCTTGAACCGGGCGCCGAACGTGCTATCGAGGGCCTCCGCGGCGCGATCCGTGGCGCCCGCGCTCTCCTCCGCCGACACCATGAAATCATCGAGCGAGTCGATGCCCGGCTGGAGCGCGTTGGCGAGGCCAGCGCCACCGCGGGCTCCGAACACCTCCATCGCCGCCTGCGCGCGCAGGGTGGGGTCCTCGATCGAGCTGATCTGCGCGATGAGGTCGTCCAGCGTTTGGCCCGGCTTCAGCCCGGCCACCGCCTTCTTCAGTGCGCCCGCCGCGGCCCCTGCATCGAGGCCCGAGGCGGCGAACAGATTGAGCAGCCCGATCCCATCATCCACATCGGCGCCGAGCGCCCGGAGCTGTGGCGCGAGCTGGCCCAGCGCCTGCTGATTGGCCACGATCGAGCCGCCGAACCGCTGATTGCTGGCGAGGAGCTTGTCCTGTAGGCCCGCCGCATCCTCCGCCGTGAGCCCCCACGCATCGAGGATGTCGTCGTAATCGCTCACCGCCTGCGCGGCATCCTGCCGGGTGACCCGGGCGAACCGCACGAAATCCTCGGTGAGCTCGTTGGCCGCCTCGCCCGTGGCGCCGAGATCCTTGCGCACCCGGATCGCGGCCTCAGCCACCGCCTCCAGGCTGGCGCGCTCGCTGCCCGCCACCTTGTTGATCGCTGCCGCGGCGGCCTTGGCCTCATCGGCGGTGGCGCCCGTCTCGGCCCGGAAGCGGGCTTGGATCTCCTCCAGTTGCATCGCGCCGGCGCTCATCGCCCCGAACACGAGCGCGGCGCCACCACCGATGGCGCGCAGCGCCCCGCCCATGTTCGACTTCAGGCTCCCAGCGAGGCGCTGGCCCATGCTCTTGCCAGCCTGATCGCCCGCCTTCTCGCCCGCCTTGACGGCGCTCTTTACGAACTCGCGGCCATCGCCATCGAGGAGCAGGCGGCCGAAAACGTCGATCAGGCTGGCGGCCATCTCACACCACCCGCACGGCCACGATATCGGGGTTCGTGTGGGCCATGGCGAGGATCACCCGCTCCAGCTCAGCACCCGCGAGGCCGCCGCCGTACATGCCGGCCACGGCGCCGCTGTGCTGGCGCGCTCGCCAGCGGGTGTAGGCCTTGGGGTCGTGAGCGAAGATCATGCCGCTGCGCACGGCCTCCACGCTGCGCTGATGCTCTCGGGTGAGGCGAGCCTCGCTGGCCTCCAGATAGGCGAGGAGCTGCTCATCGGTTAGCTGCTCCTCGATCGCCGTCGCGGCCCAGCCGTAGGCCGATGCGACCCATTCGTAGGCTGCGAGGAGCCGTTCACCCGGCGCGCGGGTGTCGGCAGCTCCACGCCCGCCTGCCGCATGGTGCTGAGCGCGACGGTGGCGAAAGGGTTGGCGGCGCTCCACACCTCCAGCACGCCCCGGAGCACCTCGGTGTCCGTGGCCATCTCCTCCAGCGCCTCGATCGGCGGGAGCACGCCATCCTTGTCGTAGCTGTAGAGGGCCTCGATGAGCTGAGGGGTGGCCGTGGCGAAGGCGGCCATCACCGCCTCCAGGCTATCGCCGCTCGCATCGAGCATCCCGAGGAGGTTGCTGAGGCGATCCTCCAGCGCCTCCTTCCACTCCCGGTTGGCCTTGATCGGGAGCACGCGCATGGTGTAGCGCTCGCCGCCCAGCCGCACGTGGAGCTGGCCAGCGAGGATGTCCTGCGCCGATCGCTCGGGCAGCAGGGCGGTGAGGTCGAGGCCGGGCAGAGGCATCGGGCCCGGAGCCGCGAGCTCAGGGGTGAGCTCGGGCTCCGGTGCCGGTGCTGCCGTGGCCGTGGCGGTCGGCACGGCCTGCGATCAGGAGGCCGGGACGGTGATGACGATGCGGTGCGGGCTCGCATCGGTGCCGGCGGTCCAGTTCGAGTGGACCTCCAGCCGCGGGCTCATCATCCCCGCGTTCTGGCCGCTCAGCTCGATGGTGCCTCGATTGAGGCCCTTGTCGGCGAAGAACGAGAACGACTTGCCATCGAGGCCGGGCACCCGGAGCTCGTAATCGTGGTAGTCGTCCGTGGCGATCCGGCGCTCCGAGCCATCGGTATCGATGGTGGTGTCCTCGCCCACCGTGGCGCTCTGGCTCGCGGGCCAGAGGAGGCCGAGCGTGGCCGCGCTGATCTCGGGCCACGTGACCTCCAGGATGGCCTCCTCGCGCACCTTGTAGTGGGTGCCCACGTAGGTACCCGGCGCGCCGTTGAGGTTGTCCGGAGCGAAGATCTCCTGCTCGATGCGGTAGACGTTGTCATCGGCGGTTACGCCCTGATCCGAGTCGTCCACCAGCACATCGCCAGCCCCGATCACGAGGTTGGCGGGCGTCTGCGCGGTTGCTCCCATGGTGTTGCTGCTCCTCTCGCTCTACAGGTACACACGCCCGCCGGGCCGCGATCCCGCGTACCAGCCGAGCACTTCTGAGCGCCGACGCGGCGCGAGGGCGCCCAGCCTGAGCCCGGCTGGGGAGTGGTAGCTCACATCGCGCACCTCCACGGCGCCGCAATCGGCGCACATCGTGAGCATCACCTCCACGCGACCTCGATAGGCCTGGAGGATCAGCGCCGCCGGGGCTGTGGGCCACACGGCGGTGCGCAGGAGCTCCATCGAGTGCTCCTCCCGGCGGCATGCCTCGCTGGAGCCGCGGGGGCTCACAGGGCGCTGCTGGAGGATCGTGAGCTGCGGCAGCAGGGGCTGGCACGGGCAGCTCGCGGATCGGCCCTCGTGGGCCGAGGTGCTCAGGTGAGCGGGGAGGAGCTGGCGTCGGATCACCTGCGCGCGGACGCCATCCGCAACGGTGGTGAACTCGGCTGCCGGGGGCGGCAGGCTCGGCACGCTCTCCTCCGATCGCCCCTCGGTGGCAGTGCCGCCGGGAGGCTACTGCGCCACGGCCTGAGTCGTGGCGACGGATTCCACTACGAAACTGTATAGCGGCTGCTGCGTGTCCGGGTCCTGATCCGGGCTACCCCCCGTATCGTCGTGGCTCACGTAGATGCCTTGGCCCGATCCGTGAAGCCGCGGGCCCTTGTGGTGGAGGGCATCGCTGGCCGCCGCGTACAGGGCCGCCGCCTCCTCTTCGGTGCGGCCATAGCAGCGTACAACGTGTCTCGCGCGTTGGGTAGGGACAGATGGGTGGCGCGGCAGGGCCAGCGCGGCGATCACGATGTGAGCTCGATAGCTGCCCTTGGGCTGGGCATCGCCCGGCGCCGGCTCGGGCGAGCGCACGCGGGGCACCGCGATGTGGGGGTTCTCGCCCGTGATCTCGGCCACGGCGGGATCATCGCGCAGCTCGGTGAGCAGCTTACCGACCGGGTCCCACATCGCTCAGCTCCTCACTCGATCCACGCGGGCCTGCACAGCGGGCGCCACGATGGCCGGCGCGTCCGGGATCGTGCCCACGATGGCGGGTGTGGCGAAGGGCCGCGGCGGCTGGCGCGAGGTGCCCCGCTCCTGAAAGCGCCCGGGGAACCCCCACCCGATGATCGTGGTGATGCCCCGCTGGAGGATCGAGCCTCGCGGTGGGGTGCCGCCGCCCGCCACGCGCTTGCCCATGACGTAGGTCGTGGCCCGCCCGGTGTCCACGAGGCCCACGCCATACGGCGGCGCATCCGGGACCACCGCGCGCTCGATGACGCGCTCGCCCACCGCCTGGAGCCCATCCGCGTAGCCCAGCACCGCGGCATCCACCACCTCGCGGTTCAGCCGTACCCGCTTGCTCATCCTCTGCCAGCGCGCCACGGCGGCTAGCCTACTGCACGGCCCCGCCACTCGTACAGGAACGTCTGGTGCGCACGCTCCCACTCCGCCGCGAGCTCGTACCCGGGCGGCACCCACGGCGCGCCCGCCCAGCTCTCCAGCACGAGCATCGGGTGCCAGCGCCGGATCGTGCGCTCGGCGCCCCACAGCACCTCGTTCTCGTGGCCCTCCACATCGATCTTCACCAGCCGCACCTCCTCCAGCCGGAAGGCATCGAGCGTGGTGGCGGGCGCCTCGATCCAATCGGCGCCGGGATCGGGCCGCTCGGCCACCCGGGTGTGGCCGCGGTTCTCGGGATCGAGCTGGAGGCGCACGAGGTGCTCCCGATCGCTCAGGGCCAGCGGGTGCACGTGCACGGTGGGCCAGCGAGCCGCGTTGGCCAGCAGCAGCGGCAGGTTGGCCGGGGAGGGCTCGAACGCCCGGATCTCGGTGTGGCGGGCGAGGCCCGCGAGGTAGCAGGAGTGCGTGCCGATCATCGCGCCCACGTCCACCAGCACGCCGGCGGGCCCGCTCTCCAGGCGCTCGCGGATCGCCTCCAGCACGGGCTGCTCGTACCACTCGCCGCTGAGGCGGATCACATCGCTCACGTAGTCGCCCGGCGGGTGCAGCGCGAACGGCTCGCCCAGCAGGGTGGCCATCACACGCCGAGGTGCCAGAGCCCGAGCATTTTCCGAGCATCGCGCACGTGGCTGCCCACCTCGTAATCCCAGCCGTCGCGCACGAGGAGCAGCGCCGGGCCGAGGCCCCACTGCGGGTGCTCCAGATCCGGGCTGTAGGCCTCGCCCGGGGCGATCCTGAGCCCGAGCTCGCCGCCCACGTAGGTGGTGGCCAGCAGCCACGGGGTGCCGCTCGCCCGGATCGCGCCGAGCAGCCGATGGCCCTCCTCCGCCGGCAGGTGGTGGATCGCATCGCGGCACAGCACGAGGTCGCCGCGGGGCACCCGGTGGATGGCCGGATCGAACACGCGGAAGGTGCGCTCGGGGTGGAGCTCGCGGGCTCGGGCGATCGCCTCGGCGCTCACATCGAGGCCCACGTAGCCGGGCAGCTCGGGCTGCCAGTAGCCATCGCCGCACGCCATATCCACCACGGTGTGGGCGCCCACGGCCACGGCCATCATCCGCACCGCGATCGCCGTCCAGGCGGTGGCCGCGCGGCCACTTCCGGGCCCCGAGCGGCTCTCCTCGCCCGCCCATGCGTTCTCGCGGTAGATGCGATCGAACACGGCGCCGAGCTCAGCCATGCCGCTTCTCGGGGGGCAGCCACGAGCCCCAATAGTGGTGGAGGCCGAACCCCCACGGGTGCCGGTTGCGGAGCTGAGGATCGGCCATCAGGCGCTTGCGATCCGGGTCGCGGTAGTGCACCGCGTAGAACGAGCCCGGCGGGAGGAGCAGCACATCGGGCCGCCCCACGAGCACCGCGGTGGTCACGCCCGGGCCCCGCTCCCACGTGGGCTGCTCGATGCGATCGAGGGCCAGATCGAGGCACGCCTGGATGGCCGGGTGGCTCGGCACGGCGCCCATCACCGCGTTGGGCACCACCCGCTCGTCCTCCCACGCTGCGAACGCGCTGAGCGGCAGCAGGGGATCGAGCGCGCGCCACGGCTCCACGTCCTGATCCACGTAGATGCCGCCCCACCTGAGCAGCGCCTCCAGCCGCACGAGATCCGCCAGCTCGGCGCCGTTCTGGCACTGATCCCAATACGGGCTCGTGGCCGGCCACTCGGCGGGGTCCAGAGGATCGCGGTGCGTGAGGAGCGTCCACTCGGGGTGGAGCTTGCCGAACGCGGCCCACCAGCGATCCGCGAGCTCGTTGGGTGCCTCGGGCACCACCCGGTGGAGGATGCGCGGGATGCCCGCCATGCGGTGCTCGTATGCCGGGCGGGTGGTGGCGCGCACCCGCTGGAGCTCCTCGGGGTTGCCCCGGGCCCGGAGGTACAGCTCGGCCCGGAGCTTATTCCGCTGGTGGGTGAAGGTGCCGCGCTTGCCCTCCGCGGCGGTGGGGTGCCACAGGTGCCAGAGCTCGCCCGGGAGCTTCAGCACGGGCTGGCCAGCCATCGTCTCGCAGGCCGCCGCGAACGCATTGTCCTCGAAACCCCACCCCACGAACGTCTCATCGAAGCCGCCCACCGCATCCCACAGGGATCGGCTCACGATCACCACGCTGCTCACCATATCGGTGTAGGTGCGGTGCACGAACTTGGTCCAGCTCCCGCTGTAGCCGCTCATCACGGCCTTGCTCCCGGGCGCGTTGAGGTCGTGCCGCACATCGAACGGCAGCACCATCCGCCCCGTGGCGATCGCCTCCTCCACGCCTCGGCGGGTGCGCTCGGGATCGTTGATCACATCGGCATCGATGATCACCGCCACGTCCCACGGGCGCTCCTGCTGCCAATCGGCCATGCCGGCGGCTCGATTGATCGCCGCCGAGCGATTGAACAGGCCCTCGTCGTGGTGGCCCTCGTGGATCTCCCAGCCGAGGTGATCCCGCCACCACTGGCGCACCCACGCCCACGTGAGGTCACGCTCCCGATCGCCCTCGCGCCGCGGCACGAGGATCACGATGCGCTCAGCCACTCCTCCAGCACCTCCGCCGCGGTTGCCGCTATCCCGGCCCGCCGAGGGTACACGCATCGCAGGGCTGCCGCGCGCGCGGCCTGCTGCTCGGGCTCATCCGCGAGGGCCCGCTCGATGCCCGCGAGCAGCTCCTCCGGCTCATCCACCTGCACGCCCACCCCCGCGTCGTGCCAGAACCGGAGCCCGTGCTCGATCGAGCGGCGATACCAGGGGGCATTGAGCACGAGCACGGGGCGATCGGTGAGCGCGAACTCGTACAGCGTGCTCGTATTGTCGGCCACGTAGAGATCCGCGCGCTCCAGCACCTCCTCCCAGCTCGGCACCCACTCGATCCCGAGCTCGCGCCACAGCGGCTCCAGCCCGGCGCGCGGGTGGCCGTGGCCGATCACGTGGTGCTCGCGGGCCAGCCCGGCCAGCGCCCGGCGGTAGTGCGGGAGGGCGGATCGGCTCTCGGGGGCCGCGGGGCACTCCCAATGGAAGCTCACCGCGATCGTGGGGCGCCCGCCGCGACCCGATTGCGCGGGCGCCCTGCCCGAGAGTACCTCGGCCACCGGATCGCCCACCAGCTCCACGCGCGCGCCCGGGTAGGCGCGGCGATCGGCGCTGGCCGCGTGCTCGTTGGGGCTCAGGAACAGGTTCACGTGCTGGCGGCCCACGCCGCCCGGGTAGCCACCGGGCCGCCCGTAGCTCTGGCCGATGCCGTGCTCCATGTAGGCGATCCGGCGGTACCGCGCGCGCAGGGCGGCGCCGAGATCCTGAGCGCTGCTCACGAGCACGGCGCCAGCGGTGCCGCTCACGGGCGGCCACACCTGCTCGGGGAGGGCATCGAGCACGGGCTGGAGGTGCGCGAGGTACTGCGCGCGGGTGGCGATCACATCGAGCTGGTGCATGGCCGGGCGGGGGTCCTCAGCGGTTGCCATCCGGGCCACCTCTGCATCGACCTCCGCCCGGTCGCGATCGAGGATAGCGCGGCGGCGCTGCTCAGCCCTGCGAACCCGCTCGCGCTCGCGGTACTCGGGATGGGCGGCCCGCCATGCCCGGCACCGGGCCGCCCACGCGGCTGGATCATCGCTGTGGCGGTGGCCGATCCCGCCCCGGGAGCCCACGCCCGTGCGGATGCTGCGCGAGGAGCGCCGGCGCCCGTAGGCATCGCGCTCCTCGATCACGAGCTAGCTGGTGGGCTCCTCGACGTCGCGGCTGGCCACGCGCCGTGCATCCACCTCCAGATGGTGGTCCTGCCCTCCGGCATCAGCCACCGCCTGCACCTCGAAGGAGCGGCCATCGGTGCTCTCCAGGCGATCGCCCTCGCGCACATCGGCCACGATCCCGAACAGGGTGTGATCGGCCACCACGGCGCCCTGCTGGCTGAGGAGCGCCACCTCGCGCGAGCTCTTGGGCTGGATCAGGCACGGCCACTCGCCCACGTTGGCATCAGCGGTGATCGGCTGCCCGAGCTCGGTGTACGTGGGCTCGCCGCCGCTCTCCACGGCCACCTGCCGGATGATCGCCACGCGGTGGCGCAGGAGGCCCGTGAAGCTCACACTGGCCTCCACTCGCCGTGCTCGATGTAGCCGTGCCACGTCTTGCCGTGGGCCCCGTGCACGAGGATCGAGTTCGATGAGCCATCACCCGGGCGCACGCTGATCGTGCCGTCATCCTCCTCGCGGATCGTGTGCCTCGTGAGCAGCGCCACCCCGAACCCGGGCTCGGGCGCCACCACGTAGTAGCACAGGCCGGTGAGGTTGGAGGGCTCGGGGCTGGGCTCGATCAGGGCCCGCCAGTAGTCGCCCGGCTGGATATCGGGGGGCAGGTCGCCCACGTGCGCATCCGGTCGGCGCCGCCCGATCATCGATCGAGCACGCCCGCCAGCCCGTGCCGCACGCTGCTCAGGATGCGCATGCTGCCCGCCTCGGGCTCGCCCCGGAGCTCGCGCACGAGCGAGCGGCGGAGGGCGGTGGCGGAGCCGCCAGCCCGGGTGTAGCTGTAGCTGCCGATGATCTCGCTGGTGAGGCCGGCGCCGCCCTGCACGCCCAGCGTGAGCCCGAGCAGGAACTTCAGGGCGCGCTTGATCACCAGCTCATCGCCCGGGGTGTACGTGACCTCCCACGCGCCCGTGATCCGCGTGGCCACGCCATCGCTCACCACGAGGGCTACCCGGCGGTTGCCGTGGCGGAGCTCCACCGTATCGGTGATATCGATGCCGTCGCTGAGCACCTCCAGATCCGCGGTCGGATCAGCGGCGCGCGCGAGGCGCACCTCGTGGCTCCGCACGCGCAGGTAGCTCAGGGGGAAGCTCTCGGTGCGCTCGCCAGTGAGCGGGGCGCCGCCCAACTTGCCCGCGAGCCACGCCTCCTCCTCATCGATCGCCGCCTGGAGTGCCTCGGCTGAGAGGTGGCCACCGATCCCGGCAGCCACCGCCTCATCCGTCGTGAGCAGGCTCATCGTGTGAGCCTACTTGCTCGGCTTGCCGCCGCCGGCGGTGTAGCCGCGCTTCTTCAGCTCAGCCGCGCGCTCCTCGGAGACGCTCACGGTGAACTTGCCGTTGGGGTGGCGGAGGGTGACTCGCGCCTTGGCTGCCTTGGTCGCCAATCTCGTTGCTCCTCTCGTGGATGCTGGAGCTGTAGGTGGGGCCCCGTGGATAGCCGGGGCCCCACCAGCGCTCAGGGTATCGCCCTCAGAGGCGGGTTAGCTCAGCTCGCCGCCGGCTGGAGCACCGCGAAGGGGTAGGCATCGGCGCCGCCCTCCTTCGTGAGCGTCTCGGCCGTCTGGAACCCCACCCGCATCTTGAAGCGGAGCCCGATCAGGTCGTTCTCCGCGAGGCTCACGAGCGTGGGGGTGCCACTGATCGTGATGGTGACGGAGGCCTGATCGAGCAGCTTGAAGGTGATGTCCTGGCGGATGCCGAGCACCGCGTAGCGCGAATCGCCCACGATGAGCTTGGCCTCGTCGCTGTCCCACGAGCCGTTGCTCACGTAGTTCAGGTTCGCGCCGTAGAGGCTCGGCACGTTGCTGCCCCCGGTGGGCGGCTGGATGATCGGCTGCCCGTTGTCGTCCCGGAGGCCGCGGAGCTGCGCCCGGATCGTGCGCCGCGCGTAGGCATCCGGGGCGTCGTACCCATCGGCCTCCACGAGCGCCAGCGTCTGGTTGATGTCCTCGGCCACATCGACGCCCGAGGTGCCCTCGACGTACACGTTGCCGGCGGCAACGGCAGCGGGCACGATGCCATCCGGCCACGAGGCCGGGGCATTGACGCCGAAGAACACCGCGGCATCGAGGGTGGCGCCGACCGCCTCCGCGATCCGGGGCCGCACCTCGGCCCAGATATCGAAGTCGGCTGCGGCATCCTCGAAAACGTTCTCGGGGATGACCACGATGCCGGCGATCTCCTCCGCCTCCAGCACGCGCTTGTCCCACGCGGCTGCGGTGGTGGGCTTCTTGGTGGTGCCGCTGTCGGCATCCTCACCGCTCACGAACGCCGCGTTCGGGAGGGCGGCGATCAGCGGGTAGTTGCTCTTCTTGGTGCCCATGTTCACACGCCGGAACGTGCGCAGGGCCGCGCTGAACTCCGGGGCAGCCTGCCAGATTTCGCTGGCGTTCTGCTCGCGGATCAGCGCGAGGGCATCGGCTCGACTGATATCGGCCAAGGTGTGAGGCTCCTCTCTGCTGAGGGCCTCACACCTGCGCTCGGGCGGTTAGCCCTTGCCGATGATTGCCCTCAGCGCATCGTTCATGGTCGGTGCGCCTGCTGCTGGAGCTCCGCCGCGGTTGCCCCCTCCGAAGTCGCCGCCTGCGGCCTTGCCGAGGTACGGCTCCCGCTCCAGGAGCTTGGCGAGCTGCTGCTCCACGTTCTCGGGCTCTCCGCTCTCCTTGAACTTGATCGCATCCCGATCGAGGAGCGCATACGCCACCTCGGGGCTGCGATAGCCCAACTTGGAGGCCGCCTCGTAGGCTGCCGTGCGGATCGCCGTCGTCTGGAGCTGCGCCCTGAGCGATGTGGCCTCGGCCCTTGCGGCCTCCGCCTCCGACCTCGCCCGCTCGGCCTCCGTCTGTCCCTCTCGCTGCCGGGCCGCATCGGCATCGCGGAGCTTCTTCAGCTCTCGCTCCGCCGCGCGGCGAGCCTCGCGCTCCTCCGCCAGCGCCGCCTGCCCTGCCGGGCCGAGCGGCTGATCCTCGGTGCCGCCGCCGCTGGCACCCGCCGGGGGTGCTGCGCTCGCGGGTGGTGTGCTCTCCGGTGCTGCTGCTCCAGCGGGCCTCGCGCCCTCGGGTGCGCCCGTCGCAGGCGCGCCTTGTTCGGGTGGCATCGTACCTCTCCTGTCTAGCCCCTATCCGAGCTGTGGCGCCGCCGGGCTCAGGCGGTGGCCATCCCGGCCACTATAGGCGCTCGTGCGCCGCCCATGCGAGGGCCCATCGGCGCCGGCGCGAGCTCGGGCGCACCGCCCGCCCCGTTGGCCAGCCCGGGCGCGCCCGCACCCTCACCCTCGCCCGCGGCCTCGGCAGCCTTGGCGGCCTCCTCGCGGCGCTCGCGCAGCGCGGTGATCTGCTGGCGGGTGAGCCCGGCCATCTCCCACGCCAGCTCATCATCGATGATCCCGGCGCCGTGCAGCTTCACCACCGCATCGGTGCGCACCGCCTCATTGCGCGTCTCGCTATCCACCCACACGGTTTCCGCGAGGTCGTAGCCCGCCGCCTGGCGATTGCCCTGCGCGAGGAAGCCGAGGCGGATCACCTCCTCCCAGCCCTCCCCGAAGAACAGCTCGGCCCGTGCCAGCTTGCGGACGAGCCCGCTCTCACCGCTCTTGATCGACTCGGCGCTCGGGGGCACGCTCTGCGGGCCGCCCAGCAGGCGGTAGAACGGCACATCGCTGTTCGCGCTGAGGTGCGCCACCTCCAGCTCGATCATCCGCGCGTATGGCTCTAGGCTGGCCGAGTCGAGCTGGCCGATCTTCAGCTCGGGCGGGTTGGGCTGGTCGGGATCGGGCGGAGGCACCACCCACAGGCGATCGATGGCCGCCCGGAACGGCTCCTTCGCCCGGCCCGTCTCATCATCCTGCTCGGGCTCGTAATTGAGCAGGTAGCGCTGAGGGTAGGCGGCGAACTCGCTGGTGATCAGGGCATCGCATCGGTACTTGTTGATCGCATCCTGATTGGATCGGATCGGCGCGATCTCGGACTGCCCGCCCTTGCGCAGCCGCGGGCGGTTGGCGAGCTCCACGAGCGGCACCCGCCCGAGGCGGTTGGGGAGCGGCCACTCCTCGCCCGGCACCTCCATCGGTGCGAACTGCGCGGCGCTCCAGATCCGCCACACGTAGCCCTCATCCCACGGCCCGGCGGTGCTCCACCACGCACTGAACTCCGGGGTCCACTTCTGCTTCGTGCGGTACTTGTACACGGCCTCGGGGAGGTAGAGGAACACCACGAGGTAGCCCTCATCATCCACCCACCGCTTCAGCGCGGCCCGCCGGCGCTTCAGGCTCCGGGGATCGTGCTCCACGATCGCCTCGGTGGCATCCTCGATCGTGATGGTGGGGTAGCCCTCGCCCGAGGGTTCCACGAGCGCGTAGCTGTAGCCCTTGATCAGGGCCTCCTGCTGGGCCTGTTGGCTGGAGGCATCGAGGTCGTTGGCCTGCCAGATATCCCACGCCTGCTGATCCGGCCCACGCCCACCGAACCGGAACCCCTGCACCTCCAGCCGCTCGGCCACGGCATCCACCACGGTGGCGCAGAAATTGCTCGTGAAGGCGGGGAACCTCTCGCCAAACGCATCGCGGAACTTCTGCGAGGCGAACGCCAGCGGCTGGTCGCCATCGTAGTAGCGATCCCATCGCCCGATCGTGAGCTGGCGATCCTGTAGCGCCCGGAGGAGGCGGAGCAGGTACCACTCGGGGGACTCGATAGGCGGGGTGTAGCTCGCCTCGGCCACTCGCGCTCCTCAGAACCCCACCGCTCGGCGCGCCACGCGGCTCCGCGGTTTCGGAGGCTCGATCATAGCGAGGCTCACCGCGATCGCACAAGCCACCGCGAGGTCGATGAGCCTGCTGCTGCCCTTGGGCTTGTCGATCACCCACCCTCGGCGGGTGCGCTTGGCCACGGCGCCGATGATCGCCTGGCGGAGCTCGGGATCGCCGTCGTGCGCGAGGCGGCCCGCCTTGGCCAGCTCCAGCAGCAGCTCGGAGGCGGGGCCCATCCGGCTGGCGTTCTGCGGGAACTCCACCATGTTCACCCCCTCGGCCTCCAGATCCTCGGCGCTCTCCCGGAAGTGCCACGGGTCGTAGCCCACCGCGGGCCCGGGCATCACCCGCTGATCATCCACGCGGCGAGCCATGGGCACGGGGAACCGATCGCGGAGCCCGCGGATCTCCGCCCGCACCTCCTCGGTGTTCACCCGCCAGTGCTCGCGCAGGTGATGGCCTGGCGGATACGGGTTGGCCCAGCGGCGAGCTCGCACCACCACTCGATCGGCAGTGCAGCCCGATTGGCCGTGCACGGGCTCCTCGCGGGGCGCCCACACCTCGGGCTCCTCGCTCACCTGCTCCTCGTGGCATGCCCGGTTCTCGCACGGCAGATTGCGCTGGCGCTGGGCCCACACCACGCCCGTGCTGTCGTACACCTCGCCCATGTCCACGCCCGCCCCGATCGGCAGGCCGCCGCTCTCGTGCGGGCCCATCAGGAGCTCCAGCGTGCTCCGGCAGGCATCCCACATCGAGCCCTCGATGAACGCGTCCTCGGCCTCCGTCCACTGATTGGCGTGCCAGCGGCGGTACTCCAGGAAGCGCATCGAAGGCTTGTTCTGCTCGCGCCAGAGGTACTCCATGGTGATCCACGAGGCCGGGTTGGCCTGCTTCACCACCTCGGGATCGCTCACGTCGAAGGCCGGATCATCCGGCACGCCGTACCACCACATCAGGAACCCGGCCTGCCGATCCCGGGCGATCGTGAGGAACGGGGTGGGCCGCTCGATCTCCAGCTTCAGGGCCCGCCCGTACAGGAGGCCGAGCGGGCTCTCCTCATCGAAGCCGGCGGTGGTGATCGTGAGGGTGAAGGGCTGCTCGCGGGCAGCGGTGCCCGAGGTGAGCGCCACGTACAGATCATCGGTGGCGTGGGCCCACAGCTCATCGATCACGTTGCCCGAGGGGTTGCTGCCGTGCTGGAGCTTGGCGTCCGAGGCGATCACCCGGAGGTGGCCGCTGTTCTCCGGGCACTCGATCTCATGCCGGAGCACGCGCACGTAATCGGGCAGGGTGGGGCTCGCCCACACGAACTCGCGGGCCTGCTGGAACACCACCCGGGCCTGATCCTTGGCGCCCGCCGCGTTGTACACCTCGGGCCCGGCCTCGCCATCGGCCACGAGCAGGTACAGGCTGATGCCGGCGGCCATCGTGGACTTGCCGTTCTTCCGGGGCAGGCCGAGCAGCACCTCGTGGTAGATGCGGAGCCCGGTGATCGGGTCCACCTCGAAGGCCTCGTTCAGGAAGGCCTGCTGCCACTCCTCGAATAGCAGGGGCTGGCCGGCCCATCGCCCTTTGGTCTGCCGCACGTGCTCGGCGCAGAACGCGCCCACGGTGGGCCCGAGGGTTGGCCTCGGGTGGTCCAGCCACTCCAGCGGCCCAGCCGCTAGCTGGAGCAGCACCTACAGCTCAGGCGGGAGGGGCAGATGCACCGCGATGGCGTTGGCGAGGCGCTCGATCATGCGCTCCTCGCCACCTCGGAGGAGGGTGCGCGTGGCATCGCTCACGGGCTGCGAGACGTTCTCGTCCAGCAGGTCCATGATCGGCTGGAGCACGGGCTGGAGGTGGAGGTGGAGCAGTTCGTGGGTGAGCGTCGTGCGCCGGAGCTCGGCGGGCACCTCGTGGTGGCGCCGCTCCACAGCGATCCATGCCTCATCCGAGTCCACCCGCACGCTGGAGCTCGCGCTCGTCTCGGGGTTGGCCTCGTGGGTGCTCACCCTGATCCGCCAGCCGTGCAGGCCGAGCAGCGGGGCCGCCGCGGCGCACCAGGCGGCGATCGCGGCGGCCTGCTCGGGCGTGAGCGCGCCATCGGGGCGATCGAGGAACGGATCGGTGCCCTCGGGGCCCGGCGGGCTCTTGCCGCTGTTGCTGCTAGCCATCCGCGGCGGCCTCGGCAGGCTGCACGAGCGATGGCCGCGGCAGGCCCGAGGTGATCCCGGCCAGCCCTCGGCCCTTGGGCGCATTCTTGCCACCCTGGAGGCGGGTGCGGCCCACCGGATTGAGCCCGAGGAGCTCCCCGATCATCCGGGCCTCGCGCAGGGCCTCGCGCTCCTGCGCCAGCAGCGGGTTGCTCGTGAAGCCGCGCACCGATCGGCTCACGAACTGCTCGCGCAGGGTGCGCCGCCGCACGCGCTTGCCGAGCTGGCAGCCGCGCACGTGCCGGAGCGGCTCGGGCGACGGGAGGGCCGCTCGCCCGAGCGCTACCGGCTCCGCGGGTGGCCGCGGACAGGCACATGTGTCATGGTGCTCCCACTCGATCTCCTCGCGGATCGCGCCCGCCCGGCTCATGTGCATCACGTAGCTCACGAGCGCCCCGCGGTCCACCCGATCGATCAGCTTGGCATCCACGAGCTGCGGCACGACCTCGCTCCAGTAGGTGATCGCGCACCACGGGTGGTGGATCGCGCCCTTCGCAGGGCAGGTGCAGAGCTCGCGGGGGGCCTCGCGCCACTCCTCCAGCGAGGGGCGGCCACCCACGATCACGGGCAGCTCCGGGCCCACCTCGCCAGCAGCGCGGCGGGCCTCCAGGCTGATCGGCTTGCGGCCTGTGGTCATGCGAACGGGCGAGCCTCCGCGTACTGGCACGGCGGGTGGTGCACGCCATAGGCCCCGCCGAGGCACGAGCATCCCGCCGGCGCCTCGGGCGCCTCGGGGAACGTGATCGGCTGGCGGAGCTCCAGCGTGCCCGCGCGCGCCTCGGGATCGATCACCACCGGGTAGCCCCACAGGGCCTCCTCCACGGTGTCGGGCTTGGGCACCAGCGCGCTGATCGGCAGGGCCTTCACCCACTCCTCCAGCGCCTCGTGCACATCGTTGCTCACCCTGAAGCTCCAGCCCGGCTCCCGATCCGCGTACATGCCGATGCGGGCTCGATCCACGAGCTCGCGGGCCCGGGCCATCGCCTCGACGCCTGTGAGGCGAGGTGCCGGATCGGGCAGGTCGTGCCCGCGCTCTCGGCGGATCGCCTGCGCGGCACGCCAGCTCGCCTGCATGGCCGTGCCGAGGGCCCGGGCGCTCTCCATGCTGATCCCACCCATGCGCGCGAGCGTGGGCGCGAACTCCTCCACCATATCGTCCAGCGTGCAGATCCGGGCGAAGGTGCCCCGCTCGTCCTGCCCCATCAGCACGGGCGCCGGGATGCCGTAGCGCCGGCGCACGGCCTCCATCTCCTCCTCGGGCACCTCGATCGAGCCGCCTGAGCGCGCGGCCAGCGCGCCGATCAGCTCGGCCATGTGCGCGCCCTCGTGATCGTGCTGCTGGTGAGCCATCCTGTGCCTCCTATCCGTCGCTGGTGTTCTCGATCGTACCCTGCGGCCTCATGTTGCGATAGGCCTTGAACAGCGTGGCCTCGTCCATCGAGCTCGGCCTGCCGTAGCTCTCCAGGCTGGAGCGAGTGGGCTCCGGGCGGGCCTCATCGCCCGCCTCGCAGTACGGGCACGGCCCTCGGCCCATCCACTCGTGGGGATCGCAGCGCGTGAGCGGCTGAACGATCATCCGGGGCCCGGGATGATGCGCTGCGCCACCTCCGCGGCGGGGTTGTGGGCCACGAGGATCACCCCGGTGAGCGGCCACACGGGCCCGAGCTGCTTCACGAGCAGCGCGTAGGGCAGCTCCGAGCCATCGATGTACTCGATGCTCACGGGCACGAGGCCAGCCCACGCGCGCTCCACACCGATCCCGAGCTCGCCATGGTCGGTGTAGTCCACCGGGCTGAGGCCCTGCCGAGCCCACCGGAACTCGATCCCGCGCGGCAGCACGAGCTTGCCCGCTCCATCCACCGCGAAATCGCCGCCCAGCGCCGCCCCGAAGTGTGTCACGCCCACAGCGAGCTCGGTGAACTCGCCCACCTTGGTCCACTTGCCGTTGGCGAGCGGGATGCCGCCCGCCGGCAGCGTGCCCTCGCTCACCTTGCGCACGATCTTCTCGTATCCGTTCTCCATGCTCACAGCGAACTCCTCCCGAGCACCCGATCGAGGCCCCTGATGGCCAGCCACACGAGCGCCAGCAGGATCAGCAGCGCGAGGGCCCACGCGCCGAGGATCACGGGCATCAGCCCAGCATCGTGGTGATCCTCGATCGGTGCGCTCATCGCGGCCACAGCGCGAAGGCGATCGCCACCGCGAGCCAGAACAGGCCTCCCAGCGCGCATCCCCACCGGAGCGTGGCGCCGCTCATGCCGGGCTTGGCCGTGGGCAGCGGCTGCCACACGAACATCACGCCGTCCATCAGGGCATCGTCGGATCGAACGTACCCACCTCCATCGCCCGGCATGGCGATGATCCGAGGCCGATCGGGGCTCACGATGTACACCTGCCCATCGAGCGGCCCGCCGACCATCACCGCCTGGATGCGCTCCTCGCTCATGCTGCACGTGCCCCCGTGAGGTACAGGTGAGCCACGAACGGCTCCCCATCGATGCTGGTGTGGGCACTCCCGAGGTGCTCCACCCGGAACCCGGGCATGGCCTCGGGTGGTGCCTCGCCCGTCATGGCCACGGCCACGTGCTGCTCCATGCGGTTGGCGCTCTCGGGATCGACCAGCACCTCGGCCCACACGGTGAGATCCTGCTCCCCCGTTGCTCGTTGCTGCCACCCCACCTCCAGCCATCGCACCACGGTTGCGCGGATGACCTGCTCGCGCCTGATGGCCAGCGTGAACTTGTGGATGCGGATTGACATAGTGCCCCCCTCTGCCCTTCGGCCCTGCCGTTGCTGGATGCGCTCAGCTCGATCGAGCTTGGCTGCTGCTGCTCGTGCATCGCGGCGATCGCGCGGGTTGCTGCAATGTGGCTTGCTCATCGTTGATCGCCCGGGGGTGGGGTACCTCTAAGGGCGCCGCCACCGCCCACCCAC